TGTATAAATGATGGTTTTATCGCTGGAATACAGGGAAATATAATAATCCTCCAGTTCCTCCCCCTCCGGCTGGCTGTAGGACAGCTGTACCTGATAGGAATCGTTCTGGATCAGCTGGTCCTGTACCAGATTCGTAAAAACAAAATCCGGGGTCGTGTAGCAGTAGAAGAGTAACGGCTCGGACGGGGACGAGACGCCTTCCTCGCACATCACATTGACGGTAACCTTGTAAAGAGTCCCGTTGACAAGGGTTTTGGCCGGAACCGTGCATTCCTGTTTGTAAAAATTGGTCTGCGTTGCGGTATAGACGATCTCATTGGTCGCGTTGTCATATATGTGAACAATATTTCCGGTCTGTTGCGGATTGTTCCCGTCCCAGATATAAGTGATCTTAAAATCCAGACCGGCATCCTTTGAATTTCTGTTGCTGTTGTATAATACGGGTACACCGTTCATGATTCACCTCGAATTTAATAAACAATGAATGCACGATTCCAATTTCCATTTGGAAGCATGACTTCGACAATATCGCCTTCTGAATGGCCGCCCCGGCTTCTGACCTGGTGAAGCGTATCGTTGCAGGAGACAATGCATGTTTCATGGCCTGTTTCCGACTTCACAATACAGCTCTTAACCGTGGGAATGCCGGAGTCCCGGATTAAAACCTCGACAAAGTCGCCAATCAGGTTTGATAGTTCCTTTAAAATTTTCGTATCGGTCATAGGATCTCCATAAAAGGCGGCGGCCCCTGTAAAAGAGCCGCCGCCCGGTGTCTGGTTCTATTTGTTTCTCATCAGGCGCTGCTGCAGGGCGGATTTCAGCGTTCCGTCCGCAATCGCCCGGGTGAACGTATCCACATCTCTCACCTGAGGCAGATTCACGTCCCCGAAGTTGACCACCACATTTTCCTGCCGCACATTACTGGCAGTGAGACCAGCGGACGGGGAAAATGCCTCCGGCATCCCGGAAATACTTAAGGGCGCGTTCTGTCCCAATGTGTCGATCAAAGACCGGGTCTGCTGGTCCTTAAGAACCGGCAGACCGTCGTCGATCTGTTCCAGGTGATCGCCGCGCAGGACATGTCTTGTGTCAGAGGGATTCAGAACCGTCTCGCCCCCGGCGAAGGGGTAGTGGGTTTCACGCTTTGCCAAAAACGCCGCGCCGCTGTTCCGGATAATAATTTCCGGCCGGTTGCCCTCCGCAACCCGGTGAAGTCCGGGCCTGGCATGGGTGGTTCCCTGGCCGTAGCCATAGCGGTCCTCGGCATTGGACAGTTCTCGCATGGCCTCTTCGGCTTCCTGGCAGGAATCCACAATACTGTTGCACATTGTGGAAATGGAGCTGGCCATGGA